TTACTCTCTGCGGTGGGAAAACAACTAAGAAAGGATTGGCTAAACAAAGGGGAGAGCCAACAAAAACCCACCGCAAAGAATGAATAACAGTATTTAGCTGTTATTAATACTGCCTATTACCATAGGATCTATTACCTGCAAATGATTTCTTTTGAAATCCACCAGTTTTAAAAGATCCTTGAGTAGCAGTTGCTGCCTTAGCATTATCTTTTTTAGTTAAGACAACAGTATATCCACCAGTTGCATTTCCATCTATGTCTATGCCATCAAACGCTGCATAGTCATACCAAACGCCACCAATGTTTGCATTGATCTTCCAGTTTTTTCCCTCTGGTGCTTTTGGATTATTTGGTGCAACAAAAGTTGGAAGATTATCGCCTTGCTTTTTATTTAAGTTAGGGACAAGATTTAAGTATATCCTATCCTTTGACTGCTCGTTCATTTATACCTCATTATGTTTTTGTATCTCAGCACGTTTATTTTCAAACGTATCTATTATACGTCTGTAAGTGCTAAGATCATTTGATTTATTTACTTGATCAATTAATTGCTTGTTAGCTTTCCATAAGAAATCTAACTTAGCAACGTGAGGTGCATAACCTACACGCTTAATTAGATCATCAACCTCAAATGGATCATATCGTAATTTACCATTGGAAGTTTCTTTGCCATTTACTTTTTGAATAGGAATATTTAATTCTCTATATTCCTCTGCTGAGGTTATATCCTCTAACAATATTCCAAGAAATGACATTGCTCTTGTGATTGCAAATGTTTCTGCTATTTCAATATAGCCAGGTTTATCCCTGTACTGTTTCGAATACCCAGACGAAAGCACTTGCTCTGGATCAGACTTTGTAATTACACATTTCATAATCACATAGTTTTGGGAGTGTTCAATCATAACACAATTAATCCCAAGCTCAGAACCAAATACCTCCCTAAAGTATTTAATCTTACTCCAAGCTGATACAGTCTTTTTACCATGCTGATTGATATACGTTCCATGTTCAGCACACAGATCATTTATCAATCTTATTTTTTCTTTCATGTTTTCCTTTCATTGTTTTGTTCGTAGCTACAAGAATACAAAGCAACCTCTTTTGATTTATAAAAGATGCCAGTTTTATTCTTGAGATTTGAAACGCCAACATACGTCAGCCTCTCAAATGCCTTATCACATAAATAAGGATTATATTTTACATCCTTATAATGAAAATCAATTACCACTCCACTCATTAGATATATTGATAAAATAAAATTCATAATGCCATACATAAAAAAATACCAACACACATACCAATGATGAATGGGTATAATAATAATTTAAATTGTTTAATTTTTTTTTGTCTGTTTTGTTTTTCTAATGTGTCTTGTTTAAACTGCTCAAGTATTTTTTTATACTCTTTCATATTATTATAATCTATGTTCATACCTTGTCCCATAATGTTGCAGCTTTAGTTATGTATTCCATTTGTATATCTTTCCATGTGTAAGAACTAAAGTCTGGTGGTGGAATTAATCTTGCCATATCTTGCACATTACCCTTTGCAAGTTGTACAATATTCTGTCTGACTTTTGCTTTCTTGTAATCCTCTGTTACGCAAAATTTTAAATAATCTGGTTTTAACATTTCGCAGTTATCAGGTGTAAATACTTGGAAGCTATCTTGATTTACATATAGCAAGTGTGGTGTTTTGCCAGTAGAATGAGAGTAGAAAGCAACTTGCTTGACGTGGTTTGCGTCTGGCTCTTTAGGAATGTAGCCTTTGACCCAAGAGAAACCTTGCTTGGTGTTGGTTTTTCTTTTTGATCTATGTTTTGTTTTAAGTTCTATGATTGATTTCCTATCTTCGTAATCTATTCTACCTATCTTTGGTAAAACCAAACCTTTAAAATATTGATGGCAATATCTTTCACTTGCACTCTCATCATCTAATTTAAGATCCTTGATTGCAGCCACAGTCATCTTAATCATATCCGCAAGATACTGTTTTGTTTCTTGGTGTTGCTCAGCATCTAATTCATTATGCGGTTGATACTTTTCGTATTCTTGTATTTCATCTTTTATAATTTGATCTAAATCTTTTTTTTCATTTAAGATTTTTTTATCAGCGTCATACATATATTTAGATATATAACGTTGCGAAGCTCTGCCTACTGTAACTCCAGCAGTCATACGATAATTAATATTCATCAATCGTCTTTCTTCTTGTGTGAAGAAACAATATTTAATTAACCAATCAGAATCTAACATTGACTCTTGGCTTGGTGATGTGTGGTCTAAATTTAGTTTTGTATAATAGGATATAATTTCATCCTCGTGTGTGTGTACTGGTATCTTTTGCATAGTTGTTTATTGTTTGATTTGACAAATATACCGATTTGGCATACTGGTCAAGAACAAAAAAAATAAACACAACCAAAGATAAATATGACACTAAAAGAGTACAAAGATAGGAATAAACTTTCCTACAAACAGATAGCTGATCTCATTAATCTGCCATCTATGACAGTATATAGGTATGTAAATTCTCAACGAATACCGCATCCTAAACTAATGAAAAAGATAACAGATAAAATAGGTATAACTCCCAATGAGATCTATAATGAATACTACAACAAGCACAATTTTAAATAAGGTTTTAGTTTCTTGGTATGATATTCAATCTTGTGAGGGTGCTTGGAGTACGCACAAGGAAGTACAAGATTTAAAATTAGCTGAGTGCCATACCATTGGATATTTATTTACTGATCACAATGATAAGAGTCTTATAAAAATATTCTCAACCTACTCTATTGATGCTAATGGCACTATGGATTATGGTGATGTTACTTGCATACCTAAGGCTTGTGTCATCAATATAGAAAATCTTAATAATTAATGGAAAAAATATTAACAGTAATTTCTTTAGGCGTTGGAGTTCAATCATCTACTATGGCTTTGATGTCAGCAAAAGGTGTTCTGCCTAAAGTGGATTGTGCAATCTTTGCTGATACAGGATATGAGCCAAAGAAAGTTTATGAATATTTAGAGTGGATTAAAACTCAATTACCATTCCCTGTTTATACAGTTATGAAAGGTAATATTAAAGATGATATGATTGGATCTATTGATAATGGAACTAGATTTCCTACAGCACCATTCTTTACAAAAAATTCAGAAACAGGAAAGAAAGGAATGTTAATGCGTCAATGCACTAATGATTATAAAATACAACCAATAAGAAAAAAGATTAGAGAACTTTGTAATATACAAAGAGGAAAACATTTTCCAAAAAATAAATTTGTAGAACAATGGTTAGGTATATCAACAGATGAAATAATTAGAATGAAACAAGCGAGAGATAAATACATTAATAATATTTATCCTCTTATAGATTTACAAATGAGCAGATCCAATTGTCTTAAATGGATGTCTGATAATGGTTATCCTTTACCAGAAAAATCTGCATGTATTTGTTGTCCCTATCATGATGATAATTACTGGCAAGAAATGAAAGATAACAGACCAAATGAATTTCAAGATGCTGTAGATTTTGATTTAAAAATAAGAACAGGATCTAGAAAGATACATGATCATTTATTTTTACACAGAAGTTGTAAACCTTTAAGCGAAGTTGAATTTAAAAAAAAGAAAGATCAATTAAACATGTTTAATGATGAGTGTGAGGGATTGTGTGGAGTATAAAAATTTAGATGACGCTGAAAAAATTATTAAGCAACAAGAAAAGGAAATAGATGTTTTGCGAAATGAGATTAGCATTTTGCATTGGCAGCTTAATCAACTTAACGAACAATTAAACGAACTAAAAAACAAACAAAGTAATTAATGTCATTTCTTAATCATAACATTCCTATTTGGAAAGCTAAGGTACGATTAGAATATTTATACAACAAACAAAAACATATTGGCGAGGAGGAGGTGTGTCTTATCCATAGTATAACAACGCTAGAGGGTAGAACTCCATTGTTTAATATTATGCTACCGAATGGTGCTAACTATGCAAGGCTACCAATCACAGCTTTTTTTTCAAACGAGTACACAAGAAAAGATGTAATAGATTTAGAACTAAAACAAACTGTGTATTGGGACTGCCTATCCTATTATGCTGGTGTGTTTGAATACAATGCTCTTGCAACTTCTATGTGCAAATTTATTGACAGAAATAATAAATTACACAGAGCAAAGTATATGTTCTCTATTGACTATGCACATCCAGATATAAATTTATTAAACACAACATACGCAGAAATAAGCGAAGAACATAAGCACCATCACATATTAGAATTGAATAAGGATGATGAGTGGCAAGGCAATTACGCACTCATGCCAAACAACAAAATACTTTTTAACTTACCTAACTTTACAGTCAAAGATCAGATACCAGATTATAAAACTAATATGGATTATCCAAGCGTTGAGACAGATTCCTGGATGACTGAAGATGACGATAGTTTTTATTACAAGATTAAAGAATGAGTGATATAATATATTTTATAGAGTGCGATCCTAATATACATAAATCTACAAACTCTTTGCGTCTTGTAAAAATAGGTAAAACTCAAAACATTAAATCATTAAAAAGAAGAATACAGTCTTTGCAAATTGGCAATCCTTTTGATTTAAAATTAATTGGTATTATAGATGATGGAAGAACTGAGAATGATATACATAAAATATTTTGTTCTTTTAAAAGCAGGGGTGAGTGGTTTTTTTGTACAGATCATTTTGAGAAAAAAATCAAATCATTAAACTTAAAAAAA